GTGAAACTCGTGATATGTCAGGTAAGTGAACAAATATAATAAATTACGCAAACTGTTTCCAAACGTAGTCTCAAGATCACGCCCTGATTGTGTCGTGCCGCAAGTCTTCGAGTAGACGTAGTGATTCCAAGGCGCTTTCCGCGTCTTTATGTAATCCTCCGGAAAATATTCGGCGAACATTTTCTCAACATCCGGGCTCCATTAGGGGGCGTTTACACCTTATACTTAGATGAAGTTATAGCTATATTCTTAATCCCAAGAAGTAATGAGGTTGTTCCATAAGTTATCCCAATCATTATTCCCCATAAATTATCGGTTGTACTTATTATGGAACGCTTTTTCAAAAAACTCTTTAAACTTCCGGACAAATTTAATTTCCGCCCCTCTTTAAAGTTTTTTCATCTAACTTGAGTCCCAAGCTGATCCGTCAGCGCATATAACTTACCAAATATAACCAATTAATTCACGTATCAAACCTTCGTCTTTGATCCCATCAAGTAATGATTCATGATTCTTCCCATGTATAAATGATGGCTCACATATTTTCAGAATATTTATTACTATTTGCTGAGCGGCAACAGTAATTCCAGCCGTTTTCTTAGAAACGGCACCAAAAATGCGAGGTTTTGTATCTGTGTTAATCAGACAGTTGTCATCATCGTAACAATCTTTAGTTATTGGTTAAGTCTAGCCAGTCTTGTTGTCAACATACATATGGACTTCTCCTACTTTAATGTTCTGCTTTAACGGTCCACAAAAATTATTTCGTCCAGGATCAGATATCTATCTCAAGAAATTTTCTTAATAAGATTTAATTTTATTGTGCGACCATTCAGGTTTGACATAAAAATCATACATATTGAATTCGTCAATCCATCGATCAACTTCCGGGTTGTTAAGAGCTTTCTGAAAGATGTGTTCAATATATTTATCAGATACCTCTTCGTAACAAGCAAGATAGGCGGGATCAATAGGAATTTGTCCTGAGAATTGTCTGCATAAGCCGGCTATTTTGTTCTATAAGAATTTAGAGCCATATTCAAATGAACCGATATTACGACCGTCCTGCATAACGTCCCAACCAGAGGCAATACCTGAATGTTGTTTACTTATTTAAGTTGTGTACTTATTCATGGCAGTACTCCACATGCAGGCTTTAGGATTATCTTTCAAGAGTTTTATTAGAGGTTTGAACAAATATTTGTCGTATTCATTTTTGTCTTTGATTACTTCAGGGTTGGGGTTTTATAAATCAGCCATCATCGTATCGTCAATCGATTTGGCCATCAAGTAATCTTATTAAAGACAAACCGAAACGGTTGCTTTGTTTACATCGACGTTCAAAGACTATTTCAGAGGTTTTAATGTTCGTAAAGCTTCATGCAAGTGTTTGTTTGTGACACTCTTCGAGTTGAGGATGCTGAGATCTTTCAAAAACTAATAACTTTTTGGATCTTCAGTTACGTCGAGAAGGCCTATTATTTAGCTCGTTTAAATAAAACATCCTATTTTGCTACGTCCATTCAATAAAATTCTATTTTTATCCTTCTAGTCGATTACTGTCAAAGTCCCTTCATCAATGTCCGAGAAAAAAGTAGGCAATTTAATTTTTTCTTGAAGTTTCATTAGTAAAGCCTTTGTCCAATGTAATGGCCCTTGTGATTCTAGATTATTCATATTTAAGTCAAAACTTGTTTTAAGTGTCCTGTAACAATAGCCCCCTGTTAAATTTGTGAATAAGTGAGGCACACGACTTTCTAGTATCAACTATTAATTCTCTGATTCAAATAGATCTTATTTATGAGTGTAAGACATGATTTGGTATTATAGTTATTTAAGGGCCTGAGGTTCGGTTATAGTTTTATATTCCTCGTCGTTGAATGTTAATAAGATATCACCCGTTGTCACCATAGAGTTGTTGCGTCTTTGGTACTTAATAAGAGGTCGCCACTGACATTCTAAATCTTAAAATGTTTTCAATGTTTTGACGCTTGTAGCAAAAGTGTCTAAATATTGCCTAAAGAATTAAGTCTATTATGAAAATAAAGGGTGCGTTCTGACGATGAATTAACGTTAAATTTTGGCATTCCAATTAAGAGTCGTGGATACATCACGAAACATAGTATACCATCCAAAAGGTATACTCACAGTAGGATCGTTTATGTGTACGACTTCATGTTCATAAGGAACATTAGTTCCACGGCTAAGTTATGCCATTTAAGCGATTAGTCTATTCTTGGAAGAGGGAGATACTTGTACAGAACCTTCACCTTACGCCATTGTATAACGTCCTTCAACCGGATTATGATTTGTACCACTTGTATATATCACACCCTTAATACCGCATTAGTATTAACCTAAGTAATAATGAACATCGTTCATGATGATGTGATTAACGCTATCTCTAGTCAATGGATTCGGAACAGTTTGAAAATGTGTGTCAAGTTGGCAGGCTTCCTCAAACTCTTATATCGTGCCTTGTATAATGTATTAGTTGACATTTCGTTCTTGTAAGTACCAAGTATCTAGTCCATTATATGTATAATATTAATATCTAGCGTCAATATGTTGAACGTAGTAAGTTGCGTTATAAGAATCGTCTTTGTGGGCAGGCCGTATATGGTATACATTGACCTCAGGTTGTTCCTGTATGTGACTACATCCCTATTCATCACAACAACTCCAATCATATCCTTACTCCGTCATGAAAACTTCGGTCCTTTAGACAATCTCTCCAGGTGTGTCACCCTATTGATACAATAGCAAAGCTTATTCCCATACTTACTTATATAAGTCCTCACTAATCTGCGGTACGCACGAAACGACGTGTTCTTAGATCCATTTCCTTGATTGCTGATGCTCAAGTAAGTATATTTTAAACAAATCGTGCAAGAAGTCGACAATAAGATTATGTCCACCTTTTATTGCAACATGTAATGCACCGTGAAAGTTCCTAAAATCGCGAGAATGAAAAAGTCCTTCATCTAAATTAGCGTAATTAACAGGATCGTGTTCGTTTATAACTAGTCGGTTGCGTTAGTTACCTTATTAAGGTTACTGTCGAGCTTAAGGCTATGGCGGTTATTATTAATGTTATTATGCCTACTCCTCATCATTGTTTAATACTTATGGTGCAACACGCGCTTGTTATCG